CACCAATTATAAATCTAGAAGATTCTACTATCGAATTCTCATCAAACTATTTGAACAGACCGATTACAAACTTTGCCACTGATTCTAGAGTGAATTCAATACTAGATGATCCACACTCGGCAATCTATGTTTCTGATACTATTGGTCTTTCTAAACCAGCATCTTCTTTGAAGGTTATACTTGGAGCATATAGACCTGCATCTGCAGATATTAGGGTTCTTTATAGTCTTGTCAGAGATGATTCATCTGAAGTTGAACAGGAATTTGAATTGTTCCCTGGATATGAGAATCTTGAGGCAACTTCTGATGGTGGATTTAGAGTTGTTGATCCATCTTTAAATAACGGAAAATCTGATGTTAAAGTTCCTGCAAGTTCTGCTAATCAATTTTTAGAATATGAGTTTAGTGCTGATAATTTAGGAGAATTTAGTGGTTATTCAATTAAGATTATTATGTCAGGAACTGATCAGGCAAATGCACCAATTATTAGTGATCTCAGAACAATCGCACTCGCATGAAGAATTTAATAAAGGTTAAAGATCATCCTCATCTTTACAGAGATGAGGATACTGGAGCAATTGTTAATTGTGACGATATTGCTTATGATAGATATAAGAATAGAATGAAAAGAAAAAATTCTGAGAAAGAAGAATTAAATAATATGAAAAAAGATATTGAAGAAATAAAAAATTTACTCAAAGATTTTTTAAACAAATAACTGCTACCAATAATTCATATAAATATCTAAAGGATTATAATTTATAAAGATAATGGCAGTTTATGCATCTAATATTGTGATTGAGCAGGGATTTGATTTTTCCAGTTCTTTTGCCTTAGGTGACTCTAGAACTAATTCCAGTCTCAATATTACTGGATATGGTGTTACTGCACAGTTAAGAAAAAGTCCCTCTAGTTCAAAATCAGTTTCTTTTGCTTCGACAATTTTAGATTCTGGAGTTGGTATTATTGAACTTTCATTAACTGATGAACAAACTCTGAATATAACCCCTGGTAGATATGTTTATGATGTTTTAGTTGAAATCGGGGGATTGGACTCTGGAGGAAAAAAATATAAAGCATTTGAGGGTATGGCTTTAGTAAGAGCGGGAGTAACAAGGTAATGCCAAGTATACCAGATAGAATTGGTGGACAGGGGGTAATAAAAGTCCTCTCAAATATTAGTGGGTCATCAGTATCTAAAATTGTAGATCTAAGTGATGTTGATGTATCATCTCTAGCAGATGGTTTCGTTTTAGAGTATAATGCAAATACATCTAAATTCATCACAACAGATACATTTAGATTTGTTAAAAATATTAATGTAACTGATACAACAACAACTCAAAATCTTGATGTTATTGGAATTACCACATTTAGAGGTGATTTATTTGTAGGTTCAGATCTTTATGTCGATGAATATCTATTTTATGAAAATAATTTTAGTGGTCCAAATGGAGTTGGATATTTTACTACAGAAGGAAAATTCGTAAGTAGTGGAAGCACTGCAACGGCAATAGAAACAAGTAATTTCATATTAACAACTGATGAACCAACTGGAATTGTTACTTGGACTAGTATCCTTGATGGAGGAGAATATTAATGGCAAAACCAAGTACAAGGCAAGGATTAATTGATTATTGTCTCAGAAAATTAGGTGCTCCCGTATTAGAGATTAATGTTGACGATGATCAGATAGATGATTTGGTCGATGATACTATTCAATATTTTAATGAGAGACACTTTGATGGTGTCGAGAGAATGTACTTAAAATATAAAGTATCACAGGATGATATTGATAGGGGAACTGCCGATGGGACAGATGGTGTTGGAATTGTAACAACTACTGGAACTTCAAATATTGTAGGAACTGCAACTACTTTTAAATTCTACGAAAATTCAAATTATATACAAGTTCCAGATTCTGTAATAGGAGTTGAAAAAATATTTAAATTTGATACTAGTTCAATTTCTGGAGGAATGTTTAGTATTAAATATCAATTGTTTTTAAATGATTTATATTTTTTCAATTCCGTAGATCTTTTACAGTATTCAATGACTAAAAGATATCTCGAAGATATTGATTTTTTACTTACCACAGATAAACAGATAAGATATAACAAAAGACAAGATAGATTATACTTAGATATAGATTGGGGAGCACAATCTAAAGATACATTTTTTGTAATCGATTGTTACAGAGCATTAGATCCAGAATCATTTACACAAGTATATAATGATTCATTCGTAAAAAAATACTTGACGGCATTGATAAAAAGACAATGGGGTCAAAATTTAATTAAATTTAATGGTGTCAAACTTCCTGGTGGAATTGAATTAAATGGGAGACAAATATATGAGGATGCCCAAAGAGATTTGGAAGATATAAAACAAAGAATGTCTTCTGAATATGAATTACCACCTTTAGATCTTATTGGATAATTATGGCACTGAATCCCTATTTTCTTCAAGGTTCATCTGGTGAACAGAGTCTTGTACAAGACTTAGTGAATGAACAGTTAAAAATGTATGGAATAGAGGTTTACTATATTCCAAGAAAACTTTTAAAAACTGATGATATACTTAATGAAGTTCAATCATCAAAATTTGATACAAGTTTTATAATTGAGGCATATTTAAATAATTATGATGGATATGCACCTGATAGTGATATCATGACCAAATTTGGTCTAAGACTAAAAAATGAAATAACTTTAGTTCTTTCTAAAGAAAGATTTGAAGAATCAATTTCTCCATACTTAGCAGAAATTGCTTCAATATCTAGAGTATATTATCCAGGAGAAGATCTGGCATTTGTTGATAGACCAAAAGAAGGAGATTTAGTTTATTTCCCTTTAGGGGAAAGATTTTTTGAAATTAAAAGAGTTGAAGTAGAAAAACCATTTTACCAATTAGGTAGAAATTATGTTTACGAATTATCATGTGAACTCTTCGAATATGAAGATGAGGAAATTGATACTGGAATTGCTGAAATAGATGATGTTCTAGAAGATGTTGGTTATATCACAGATTTGAAATTGGTTGCTTTTGGTGGAACTGCAGAATGCGACTCAATACTTATTCCAGGTTTCTCGGGTGTTACTAATGTTGATTTACTAAATGATGGATATAATTATACAGGAATTCCTACAGTAACAATAAGTCCTCCAGGTCTTGGTTCTCCACTTTTTGCAGATGTGGATGTTAGTACTATTACCGGTGCCGTAGGAGTTGATGAATTTTCTCTGACAGCTACCGCAGTTGCAATAACTACATCAGTTGGAGATGCATTATCAATTAAAGAGATAGTCATTACAAATACTGGATATGGATACACTGAACCTCCTACGGTAACTATTGCTGGAGGAGGTGGTTCTGGAGCAATTGCTACTTGTGTTATAGCAGAAAGTCCGATTCTTAAGATTGAAGTTACAGATAAGGGTGATAGATACTATGAAGCACCGACTATCACAATAGATCCACCAGTTGGTGGAGGAACAACTGCAACGGCAATCACCAAAATTTTCAATGGAAGATTGTCCGAAGTATTATTAACAAATGCAGGTTCTGGGTATACTTCTAAACCAAATATTACCGTTTCTCCCCCACCTGCTGTAGGAATTGGAACTTATATTGTTTCTGAAACAGTCACTGGTTCTCTATCTGGAGTTACTGCAGAAGTCAAATCTTGGAATAATCCAGGACAAGATATTGATAAGATTCTCAGAGTTTCGCTAAATAGTGGAACATTTAGTGAAGGAGAAAATATAGTTGGTTCTTCTTCATCTGCAACCTACACCTTAAAATCATTAGACTCGGATACTTCTACAAGTGACGAATATTCTGATAATGATGATTTTGAATTTGAAGCAGATAAAATATTAGACTTCACAGAATCAAATCCATTTGGTACATATTAATGTTAGGAACATACTATTATAACGAAATAATTAGAAAAACAATCATAGCATTTGGAACTCTCTTTAATGATATTCATATCAAACATAAAGATAATTCCGAAAGTGTTATTTCTGATATGAAAGTTGGTCTATCATATGGACCAATGCAGAAATTTCTTGCGAAAATTGAACAACAGGAAGATCTAACAAAACCTGTTGCAATCACTTTACCAAGAATGTCTTTTGAGATGACTAGTATTCAATATGATGGTGAAAGAAAAACTGGAATAGTACAGACTTTTAAGGCAAGTGATGATAAAGGAAGAGTAAAAAAAGTTTTCATGCCAGTTCCTTATAATATAGGATTTGAATTGAATATTTTTACCAAATTAAATGATGATGCACTTCAAATAGTTGAGCAAATATTACCATTTTTCCAACCATCATTTAATGTTACAGTTGATTTGGTGGAATCTATTGGAGAAAAAAGAGATGTTCCTATTGTTTTAGAAAGTATAGATTTTCAAGATGATTATGAAGGATCATTTCAAACTCGCAGAGCATTAATATACACTATAAGATTTACCGCAAAAACTTTTATATTCGGTCCTGTTGCAGATAGTACTGATGGACTTATTAAGAAAGTTCAGGTTGATTTGTATGCTGATACAAATACTAAGACAGCAAAACGTGAAGTAAGATATACTGTCGTTCCCGATCCAATCGATGCAGAACCTGGTGATGATTTTGGATTCACAGAAAATTGGGAATTTTTAGGTGATTCTAAAGAATTCAGCCCTACTA